ACTTCTGGTTCTTCTATTCGTGGACTGTCTGTAAACCTGCTGTTCCTAGATGAGTTTGCATTTGTAGATGATGCTGCTACCTTCTATACCTCTACCTATCCTGTTGTATCATCTGGTAAAACTTCTAGGGTGATTATTACTTCTACTGCTAATGGTATTGGTAATATTTTCCATAAAATTTATGAGGGTGCATTACAGTCCACAAATGAATTTAAACCCTTCAGAGTGGACTGGTGGGACGTTCCGGGACGTGATGAAGAGTGGAAGAAGCAAACCATATCTAATACCTCAGAACTACAGTTTCAGCAAGAATTTGGTAATTGCCTAAAAAGTAATTCACAAATTACTATTTGTATAAATAATTCTATAGCGGAAATCACTATAGGGGATTTATATGAATGTATTCAAAGAGGATCAACATCTGGTTTATCTATTGACGAGGAAATCAGACTCTCAGCAATACGTTGGTATCACAATAGAGAGACGTATGAAGCAGAGAATGGGAGATCATAAAAGATCCAAAAGATTTCGTAATGATGAATTCACTATAGAGATTTTAGAAAAAAGTTTAGATAGATCATACATAGAACAAAGAGAATCTGAACTAATAGAAGAGTTGGACACTTATAATAATGGATTAAATGAAAGTCCTTCTGGTAAAGGATATGGCCATAATTCAAAAAACTTTACTACATTAGGATATATTTTTTCTGAAGAATCTCGTAAAAAGATGAGCGAATCTGCTAAAAAAAGAGGTGGTGGTCCAGAGCAAATGCGAGAAATATCTCTCAATCAATGGTCTGATCCAAAAATTCGAAAACATCATTCTGAAATTAGAAAAGGTAAGAGGTTACGCAAACCTAAACTTTCTGATGAAATAGTTGTAGAAATTAGATTATTTTATGAATCAATAAAAGATCAACTTGAAAAAGAATGTAGAGATATAAATGAAGAAAGAAATAAGAAAAATTCAAGTTGGAAAAAAACCAACACAGCACAATTATTTGGAAACAAGTATTCTGAGAAATATTCCGTTTCCAATACTTTATTAAGAGATATTGTCTTATGGAAAACTCGAACAAAAGTTCTACCATCAATATGCAAATCCTAACACCATCTGGATTTCATCCATTTGAAGGGGTTGCCCGGTATTGGCACGACAAGTCTCTCAAGTTTGTATTTGAAGAAGGTAATGTTGAATCTGCATATGATCATAGATTTATTATCAACGGCAAAGAAGTGCTTGCTAGTGATGTTAAGATTGGTGATAATATTGGAAAAACTGTAAAAGATATTATTGAAATATCTGAGGGTGATTATTTTTATGATCCTGTAAATGTTTCGAATGGTAAGATATATAATCACGATAATGGATTTGTTTCTCACAATACCTTCTTTGGAACAGGTAATACACTTATCTCTGCTGATGCACTAATGAATATGAAGGCTGCATCTCCACTTGCTGATATGGGCGATGTTAAAGTCTATGAAGAACCTAAGAAGAACCATGACTATATTATGACTGTAGATGTTGCTAAAGGTCGTGGACAGGATTATTCTACATTTAATATTATTGATATTTCTACTAACCCTTTCAAGCAAGTTGCTTGTTATAGAAACAATATGATTTCACCTATTCTTTTCCCTGATATTATTCACAAGTGGGCAAAGAGATATAATGAAGCATATGCTATTATTGAATCTAATGATGCAGGTTCTGTAGTTGCTAATGGACTATACTATGATATTGAATATGAAAATGTTCATGTAGAGTCAATGATCAAAGCTGGTGCTATTGGCATGACTATGAATAGAAAAGTCAAACGTATCGGTTGTTCTAACCTCAAAGACTTGGTAGAAGAAAAGAGACTTGAACTCGTAGACCTAGACACGATTAGTGAATGTTCTACATTTGAAGCAAGAGGCAATTCTTTTGAAGCATCTGATGGCAACCATGATGACCTAGTAATGAACTTGGTTATGTTTGCATGGTATGTTGGTAGTGAAGCATTTGTTAATCAAACTGATATGACAATAAAACAAATGCTTTATGAACAGCGTAATAAAGAGATTGAAGACGATATTGTCCCTGTAGGCATCATTGATGATGGTGTAGACAGAGACGAAACAGAAGTAATTGGAGGTGATGTTTGGACCTCAGAAAGAACAGAAATGTTCTAAGATCAGATATTTATAAATAATATTGTGTTTTGAAACTACCTTATTATGGATAACTTATTATTAATCCAAACGAAAAAGAGGAAGACTCATGGCTTTTTTCACGCCTTCTCTGTCTCCAGCTGTAGTAACCCGTGAGATTGACCTCACAGGGTATGTACCAAATGTCGGAACCACCACAGGTGTTTTCGCAGGTAACTTCCGTTGGGGTCCAGTAGATGTACCAACATACGTGTTTAATGAAGCAGACCTTGTAGAGAAATTTGCTTCTCCTGACACCAATAATTCAGTGGACTTCCATTCCGCTGCATACTTCTCAAAATATTCTGATCAACTTTTAGTAATTCGTGCCTTAGATAGTGGTTCTTCCACAGCACTTAATGCATACCATGTCGATACTGTTTCCAGTTTTGCCAACGTTGTAGGTTCAACTAGAGACTCTAATGCTCCTGCTATTCTTAACGAAGCAGACTTTGACAATAGACGTGGAACTGCCTTAGATGCTGCTTCTAAAGGTTTCCACGGGTTCTTAGCAAAGTATCCGGGAACTTTGGGCAACTCTCTTGACATTCAAATCTGCCCATTTAATGCTGGTGCAGATTCGGCATTTACGTCTTGGGGACTTGTAAATAGTTTCAACGAAGCTCCTGCTACATCTCCTTTTGCAACGGGCAAAACTGCTACCAACGATGAAGTTCATGTTGCTGTAGTAGATAGAGGTGGTGAGTTTACTGGAACTAAAAATACTGTTCTTGAAGCATTTCCATTCGTATCTTTGGCATCTAATGCAAAGAACGCAGATGGTTCTACCAACTACATTGCAGATGTAATCAATAATCAGTCTTCCTATGTATGGCTTGCTGATGCTGCTAACATTGACTCTGACTATAGAGTTGCTGGTGCTGGCACAGATGCTGATACAAGCACTGATTTTGCATTGATTACTTCTAAGCAGGTAGTGAAAACTATCACTCTTGCTAATGGTGCAAATGCTCAATCTTTAGGTGCTGGCGCTTATGCTACAGCATTTGATAAAATCGAAGATGCTGATGCATATCAGGTAGACTTCTTAATTGCTCCGGCAGTTAGTGGTGGTACTGATACTGCTCAAAATACAAAAGCAGATACTATCATTACAGACTTGAATAGCATTGCTGCTACAACTCGTAAAGATTGTATTGTAGTTGCATCTCCACCTAAGCATGCAGTAATCAATACTACAACTCCTGTAGCAGATACTATTGCATTCGCAAATACACTTCCTTCTAGTTCTTATACCTTCTTGGATAACAACTGGTTAAAAGTATTTGACAAGTATAACGACGAATACATCAATATTCCAGCTGCTGCTTCTACTGCTGGTCTGATGGCACAGTCTGACTTTAATACTGCTCCTTGGTTCTCGCCAGCGGGTCTGAGAAGAGGACAATACTTTGGTGCTGTAGATATTGCACATTCTCCTGTAAAGGCAGAACGTGACAGACTCTACAGAGCAAACGTAAACCCAATTGCTAACATTCCGGGTTCTGGTATTACTTTGTTTGGTGATAAGACCATGCTTCGTAGACCTTCTGCGTTTGACCGTATTAACGTTCGCCGCTTGTTCCTCACTCTTGAAAGAGCAATCTCCCGTGCTGCTAAGTCTGTTCTCTTTGAATTCAACGATGAATTTACAAGAGCAGAGTTTGTAAACATTGTAGAACCTTTCCTGAGAGAAGTAAAAGGTCGCCGTGGTATCACTGATTTCAGAGTTATTTGTGACGAAACAAATAACACACCTGAGATTATTGACCGCAACGAATTCATTGCTACTATCTTCATCAAACCTGCTCGTTCTATTAACTACATCACACTTAACTTTGTGGCTGTAAGAACTGGTGTGGACTTTGAAGAAGTAGTTGGTCTGTCATTCTAAACCGCTTAACTAAGGAGATATAAAAGATGGCTATTTTAGGAGTCGATGACTTCAAAGCAAAACTGAAAGGTGGCGGTGCTAGACCTAATCTATTCAAGGCAACGATCAACTTTCCGGGTTACGCAGGGGGTAACGTAGAACTTACCTCGTTTATGTGTCGGGCAGCTCAACTGCCCGGTTCTATCATGTCTGAAATCATTGTGCCTTTCAGGGGTCGTGAACTTAAGATTGCTGGGGACAGAACATTTGATGTTTGGTCACCAACGATTATTAACGACACTGACTTTGATGTAAGAAATGCAATGGAACGTTGGATGAATGGGATTAATGCTCACTCTGACAACAGTGGTCTCACTAACCCTGTAGACTATCAGGCTGACTTGATTGTAGAACAACTAGATAGAGATGGTTCTACACTTAAGACTTACAACTTCCGTGGTTGTTTCCCTACTAACATTGATCCAATTGACCTGTCCTACGATCCAGCGGCAGCTATTGAGGAATTCGGTGTGACTTTCCAAGTCCAGTACTGGGAATCCAACACAACTTCCTAACAGAAGTGCTAAATAGGGGGGAGAATGAACTCTCCCCTATTATTATATTTGGAGACATGTTTTGGCAGACGATAATAGTTTAAAACTCTTTGGGTTTGAAATCTCTAGAGCTAGAAACGAAAAGAAAAAAGAACAACTACCGTCTATTGTACCACCATTAGATGATGATGGCGCAGGATATGTCACTGCTGCCGGAAGCCATTATGGTTCCTATGTTGACTTGACTGGTGAGCAAGCAAAAGACGATAAAGATTTAATTAGACAATACAGAACAGTTGCAATGCATCCTGAAGTAGATGCTGCTGTTGAAGATATTATTAATGAAGTTATTTCAGGTGAAGATGATATTGTAGAACTTAATCTTGATGAAGTAGACACTACAGATTCTATTAAGAAGCAAATCAAAGAAGAGTTTGATGGTCTCTTAGGTATGCTAGACTTTAAGAACTATGCACATGATATCTTCCGTAGATACTATGTTGATGGTCGTGTGTATCATCACTTAGTAGTAGACCCTAAGTCACCGCAAAGTGGTATTCAAGAAGTTAGACCTATTGATGCTACAAAGATTCGTAAAGTAAAAGAAGTTAAAAAAGAAAAAGACCCTGCTACTGGTGTGGATATTGTTAAGAAGGTTGATGAGTATTTCCTTTACTCTGATACCAACCAAACAAGATTTGCTAGTACTATGAAGGGTGGGACTACTGTAAAGATTTACCCTGATGCTATTAGTTATGTTACTAGTGGTATGTTAGACTCTACTCGTAAGAAAGTTGTATCCTACTTACATAAAGCATTGAAACCTATCAATCAGTTGCGTATGATGGAAGATGCTCTGGTTATCTACAGGTTGTCCCGTGCGCCTGAAAGACGTATTTTCTATATTGATGTAGGTAATATGCCTAGAGGTAAAGCTGAACAATACCTTAAAGACATTATGACCAGATATAGAAACAAGATGGTCTATGATGCTAACACAGGTGATCTTAAGAATGATTCTAAGCATATGTCTATGCTGGAAGACTTCTGGTTACCAAGACGTGAAGGTGGTAGAGGCACAGAGATTTCTACACTCCCCGGTGGACAAAACTTGGGTGAGATTGATGATATTATTTACTTCCAAAAGAAACTCTATAAGGCACTTAATGTTCCTGTAAGTAGACTTGATCCAGAGCAAGGTGGTGGTGGTATTCTTGGTAGAACTACTGAGATTACTAGAGATGAGTTTAAGTTCCAAAAGTTT